AGACCGGAAGGCGCGCATCCGCCTTCAGGAACGGAGCGGCGTGGATCAGCGAGCCGTAGAGGATCGCGTCGTAGAGGTCCGTGAGATGGCCGGTCGTCCCGCCGGCCGGCTGGTCGCCGAGCTGCGCCGCCGCCTTCCGGTAGTCCATCTCGTAACCGGTGCTCGTCTGCGGGAAGTAGACGAGGGTCGTCCCGCGCCGGTAGGCGAAGCGCGCCGCGAGCCCACTGAAGTGGCGCCCGAGGTTCTCGCCCTCCTCGGGAGAGATGAGGTTGAAGTGCTGCGAGGGATTCGAGGTGGTCCAGATCCGCCGCACGTAGAGGCAGTCCGCCGGGAGCGGCAGCACGCCAGAGCCGTCGAGCGTGCCCGCCGTCGCGACATCGTCGAAGGAGCACTCCAGCTCACGCGAGAGATCGGCCTCGGCCAGGCGAATGAAGTCGGGGACGTGGCCGAGGATGTCCGGGCGCGCGAGCCAGGTCGAGACCGCGGTCTCCATCTCGCTGCGGGTCTCGAAGGGCATTACACCTCCCCGCTAGAGGTGCGCCAGGGCTTCGCCTCGTCGCTGTTCAGCCACTTCTTGAAGGCCGCCGTATCGACGAACGGGTTCATGCCGCGGCGGATCAGCATGTTCACGACGATCACCGGGATCGTCGCCACGTACTTTCGCGTGCGCGAGAGGTTGTAGCCGTTGCGCGGATGCCAGTTGCGGTAGTGCTTCGCAACCTCCAGGTGGTGCTCGACCTCCTGCTCCTCGCGGAAGACCAGCTCGCGCGTGTCCGCGACCTCGGCGAGACGCGTCACGAGCCCGCCGACCTGGTACGGGGTCGGGTGGTCATTCGGGTCTTCGAACCAGGCCACTAGGCACCCACCGCGGAGACGGTGACGATCGTGCCCGCGCCGCCGAAGTACCAGATGATCTCGGCGCCGCCGCGCCTCACGAGGTGGTGGACGCCGTCGCCGAGGAACCAGAACTTGTTGCCGTCCGCCGGGTAGACCTGGTCGGCGAGCCCGAGGTCCACCTTCCCGCCCGTCGCCGAGGTCCCGGTCAGCATGATGACGTCCGGGAGGCGATCGACGCGCGTAATCGTGACCGCTGCGCCCGTCGCCTCGGTCACCAGCGCGTCGTTCCCGGTCACGACCATCTGCGTCGCGTTGACCGAGGTCACCCGCTTGCGCCCGTTGTTCACGGCGTTGCTGCAGCCCGAGACATCGATCAGGTCGCCGGCCGCGAGGACCCCGAAGCCGGCCGCGCGCGCGTAGCGCTGCGCCCCGGAGTTGACCGAGACGTCCGTCACCGCCGAGAGAACCGCGGTCGTCCCCGTCGCCGGGATCGCCACGAAGGTGACCGACGCGGCGAAGGGACCGTGCGAGACGGTCGAGACGATCTGGACCGCGGAGCCCACTAGCCCTCCAGCGGGGTCACCGAGACGGACCCGCTCGCGCCGTCGGTCGTGAAGGTCGAGAAGCCCCCGCAGTTGATGACGAGCGGCGAGGCGACGCCGACGTAGAAGGAGAACCCCGCCGCGGGCGGCGTCCCGCCGTCGCAGTGCCAGAGGTTGAACTTCGGGATCGCCGTCGTCCCCATGAGCAGCAGGCTCCGCGGGAGCAGCATCCGGTCCACCGTCGCGCTCGCGCCCGCCGCCTCGGTCAGCAGGCCCGTGTCGGTGACGAAGAGCTGGGTGTCGGTCACGTTCGACACCCGCTTGCGCCCGTTGTTGGCGCCGGTCGCGAAGGTGGCGACGTCCACGATGTCGCCCTTCGAGAAGCCTGACCAGCCGGCGGCGCGCGTGTAGCAGTTGAGCGTGCCGTCCACCGAGATGTTCGTCCCGGCGATCTGCTGCTGCGAGACGCCGGGGATGTTCGTGACCTGCTGCGGACCGGCCTGGGTGATGGTCACCGACCGGCCCGCAGCGGGGCTGATGACGTCCATGCGGGCCTCTCAGCTGAGGTCGTGCAGTGCCGCGCTCGCCGCCTGGTTCTTGGAGATGAGGGCGTACTCGCAGACGATCATGCGCTTGTCGGCGTCGCCGGTCTTCGCCAGCTCGTGGGTCTCGATGCCGGTCAGCCAGCCGATTTCCCACATCTGCGGGTCGAGGATCAGGCAGTCGCCCGCCGCCGTGAACCGGGAGGGCAGAAGCGAGAGAGTCCCGAAGTCGTGCGAGTAGACGTCGATTGCCGTGTGCAGGATGCGCCCGTCGGCGGCCTCCGTGCGCTGGACGACCGGCATGTTCGCGCCGTTGGTGAGCGGCGCGATCACCGTGTTGGTGAACTTCGAGATCTGGCGCTTGTGGGTACCGCCCATGATCGCGATGGTCGGGTTCCCGCCCGCGGTCCAGGCCGACTGCGCCGAGGCCTGGAACATCTCCTCGGTGAGGGCCTGCGCCGACCCGGGGGAGTAGGCGGCCACGAGCCCGGTGCCCGTGTTGTACCCGCCGGCCGTCGCGCTCGCGCCGCCGTCGAAGTTCGTAGCGATCCACGCTCCGACCGAGCCCGTCTTCGGCGCCACGCCGGCCGCCGCCACGACCGAGGCCTGGTTGCCCGAGAGGATGAACTCGATGTCGCGCAGCAGCTCGTTGCCCTTCTTCGCGACCTGGTACGCGACCTCGTCGTCGCGGCCGGCCTTGTTCACGATCCGCTCCGTGCGCGAGATCAGGAAGTCCTTCCGGCTGATCTGGGTATGGTTGCCCACCCGGACCGTCGGCGTGACCGTCCCGTACGTCCCGGAGTCGATGTCGTCGCCCTGGACGTAGGCGTTCGACGCTGCCGCCGCGAGGCTGTCCGTCTGCCACTCGGGGTGGGTGGACTCCAGCGAGCGCCGACCGATCGAGGTCGAGAGCGGCCGGTCCATCGGAGAGATGTTCCAGATCGCGTCGAACAGCTCCTCGCGGAGGCCGACCGCGCCGCTGGGAGCGTGGGTCATGAACGTATTCGTAAGAGCTGCCATGGCGTTATCGACCCCCTGCCAAGATGTTCTTCACGACCGCGGCGGCGCTCTCCACCGTCCCGGCGCTCCGGTGGCGATCCAGCAACTGCTGGTACGCCACCTTCTGCTCGTTCACGGGCTCGGCGCGCGGGCCCGGCTTCGGGATCGCCGGCAGCGTCGAGACCCTCTTCAGCGCAAGCGGCTTCGCCTGCGTCTGAAACTCCCACCAGCGCGCCGCCGCGTCGGCGACGAGCACCATCCGGTGGTCGATGATGTGGTTCCACTGCGCGAGGTCGAGGCCGTAGGAGCCGAGCATCGCGACGATGCGCTCCATGTCAGTGCGCGCGGTCTGCGGCTCGCGCCACTGCGGCATCTTCTGCAGCACGGCCTCGTGCTCGATGCGCGCCTTCTGGTTCTGCGCCTGCTGGAACTCCTGGTTGCGGCGCGCGATCTCGGCGTTCCGCGTCGCGATGCCCTGCTCCAGCATGCGCTGGCGGTCGAGCAACTCCTGGCGCTTCACCGTCCAGGCCACCGGGTCTTCGAGCTTCAGCTGCTCCCAGTTGACCGACTCCTCCTGCTGGACGAGCTGGCCGTACATGGTCTCGATCGCGCCCTGCAGTTCCTGCAGCCGCTGCCCCGCGGCCTGGCTCAGCTCGGCCTCGCGGCGCTCCACGTCGGCGAAGCGCTGGCGCAGGATTCCCTCGGCCTGCACGAGCTGCGGCGAGCGCTCGTAGGCCTCGATCACCGAGGAGAGCGGGATGCCCTCGCCCGACGGGCCCTTGAGCTTGATCGTCGCAGTGAGCAGTGAGGTCTCGACCCCGAGCGCCTTGGCGAGATCGTCGAGACTCTCGATACCCGGCTCTTCCGCGGGCGGCGCCTCGCCTTCGGGCGGCGGTTCGCCCTCGGCCGGCGGGGTGGGCTCGGGCTCGGGCGGGGGCACCGGATCCCCCGGCCTGGTCGGCGGCGGCTCCGGCGCCGACGCATCGACCGGCAGCGAAGGCTGCTGCGGTGCGAAGCGCCCCTGCGCATCACGCGGCGTACTTTCGCGGGCGAAGACCGCTGCGATGCTACTGGCGGCGGTCTGTACCGGATCGACTTCGGGCGGCAACGCGGCTCCTACTGCCGCGAGGCGCGCTCCTGTTCCTGCTCGGTGTTGCGAATCGTGGCATCGGCGGCGAGGGCGTGCAACCGCCGAAAGACTCGGTCGAGTGCGCGCAGCTCCGCGTGGAGGTTTTCGCGCTCCTCGAAGGCCTTCTCCTTGGTGCGCGACCAGGCGTCGGTGATCTCCTCGCGCGCCAGCTCGTAGGCGTACGGGAGGCAGCCGTCCTCGCCCAGCTCCGCGAGGGCCTTGGTGGCGAGCCGATCGACCTCCCAGCGGCTCCTCACGCCTGAACCAGCGGGAAGGGCGGCGCCGGGTAGCCGTGGTCGTTCAGCCACTTCGCGACCACCGGCCGGATGTTGTCGGTGAAGGCGACCTCCTCGGAGTAGTACCAGGTCACGAACTCTTCGAGCGTGGCCGCCCTCGGCTCCGGGGTCTCCTTCGTTTCCTTGTTCACCATCTCGGGTCCTTTCAGCTCTGGGGGGCCGGCGCCGGCTGGCCGTTCTCCGCGAGCCAGGCGGCAATGGCCGTGCGCAGCTCGGTCGGGCCGATCGCGCAGGTCGGCGCGGAGTAGAACCACTCGGCGAAGGTCGCCAGCGAGCCCTCGCCCACCGTGAGCTGCGGGCCGGGGTGCGGGTTGGTGGTGTTCTCCCAGTCGTCGGACTTCTTAGCCATCGCTCTTCTCCTTGTTCTTGGTGTTCTCCACCGAAGCCTCGGCCTGGAGCATGGCCGCAACTGCCTGCAGCATCTGGGAGCGCGCGCTCGCCTCGGCGGTATGCGCCTGGATCGCGAGCTTCGTCTGGTCGCGCGCGATGTCCGCATGCCGCTTCGCCGACTGGTCCATCACCTCGATCATCTTCGGATCGGGCGGGGGCGGGGGCGGCGGCGGGACGAAGTCCGGGTTCGCGATGAAGGACTCGGGGTACTTGAAGCCCGCCTCACGAAAGAGGCGCGAGAGCGAGTTGTAGACGTGCTTCTCGTCCACCATGCGCGAGCCCGTTTCCTTCAGCTTCATCTGCCACTCGACGATCGACTTGAGCGCTCCCACGCGCTGGCCCGTCTGGCCGGCGCCGAGGGTGACGTCGATCTCGACGCCCATCTCGGGATCGAAGTTGCGCGGGTCGATCGGCACGTACACGCCACGCAGCTTCAGGATCGTCGCCTTCGGCGGGTACTCGACGATGCAGCGCAGCGCCTTCTTGAACATCTGCTTGATGCCCGTCTCGGCGAAGATCCGGGCGATGAGGTCCACGCGGATCGCCGCGGCGTTCATCCAGGCGTAGGTGCCCTCGGCCGTCGCGTTCTTCGCCGTGTCGGGGTCCGCGAGCATGGAGGCGCTGGAGACGCCCGCGCGCGCGTCGGCCTCGGCCTTCAGCAGGCCGAGCAGATCGAAGACGCCGGGCGGGAGATTCTGGGGCGGGTGCGGGTTGATCGCGCCGATCTCCTTCACCCGCATGTACCCGCCCGGCCGGCGCTTGGTGAGGTCGTCGGGGTTCACCATCCCATCGACCACCTCGGTCGGCGGCGCGTTCTGCAGGTAGACGAAGTCCATCACCTGGCGCAGCAGAACGCTGCGCGTCCGCTGCACCTGGCCCACGACGTCGTAGAGCCCGAGCCCGGTCACCTTATGAGAGAGCGGGATCGGCACGAAGTCGCAGTACGGGTGCTCGGAGATCTCGTGGTCGTCGAGGATCGTGACGCCGCCCACGTCCCCACCGCAGAGGATCCGGCGCCGCTCGCTGTAGCCGTCGCCGTCCTCGTCGAGAAGGACGTAGCAGTCGGTGACCCAGACCTCCTGAGAAGCGACGTCGGTGCGCTGCGGCCGGAAGTCGAGGCCGCCCTCGTCGCGGTAGCGCGAGGTATGCGCGTCGTCGAAGCCGACCGAGGTCGCCTCGGGGATCTGGAAGACGAGATCCGGGTTGAAGCCCATCGCGAGGAGATCGCTGCGCTTCATGCGGCGGCGGTCCGCGACGAACGGGATCGACTCGTCGAGGCCGTAGGCGCCGCGCGTATGCAGGAAGTGCTCGGGCGGGACATTCTGCCAGACGACGTCGCGGTCCTCGGAGGTGCGCACGATCGAGACGTCATGCAGCTGCATCGGCAGCGGCTGGCCCGTCTGCGGATCGATCATGCGCGGATCGACAATCTCGAGCCTCGACTGGTACTCGACCGGCACGACACCGGGGTCGGAGAGGAGCATCGCCAGTTCCTCGGTCGAGAGGCCCGAGAACTGCTGCTTGCAGCGCGAGACCTTCTTCTCGCAGACGACCTTCACGATCCCGAGCGCTTCCAGCAGCGCGTCGTGGAAGGCCGTCAGCAGCACGCGGAAGCCGCCCGAGGACTCGAAGCGCCGGCCCATGTAGTCGGTCGCCTGCTCGGCGCGCGCCTCGCAGATCTCGTAGGGC